ATGTGGCGGCATGTCGCGGCGAATACTCTGACCATCTTCATCGTCGCGCTGGTCGCGCTGGCGGGGCTGATCGGCTGGGGGCAGTCGCAATACACCTCTTCGGGGCCGCTGGCAGAGCCGATCTGTCTCGAAGTGCGCCCGAACATGCGGATTGCGCGGCTCGGCGATGAGCTGGCCGAGCGCGGGGCGGTGAACGATGCGCGGATCTTCCGGCTGGGCGCGGAGTATTCCGGCCGGGCGGATGACCTCAAGGCCGGGAGCTTCCTCGTGCCGGAGGGTGCGAGCATGGGCGACATCGTCGAGATCGTCACCGGCGACGGGCGGAGCACCTGCGGGACCGAAGTGGTCTACCGGATCGGGGTGACGGGTCAGGAGGTGCAGGTTCGCGAGCTCGACCCGGCCACGAACCGGTTCGAGACGGTTCTCGAGTTCGACCCAGCTGCGGAGCTTGCGGAGAGTTACGGCGAGGTTCGGGAGAAAACGGATACGCGGTATCGCGTGGCGCTGGCGGAAGGCGCCACGAGCTGGCAGATCGTCGAAGCGCTGAAGCTCGCCGATTTCCTCGAGGGTGAAGCGCCGGAAATCCCGCCCGAAGGAAGCCTCGCACCGGACAGCTACGAGGTGCGGGCCGGGGACGACCGGGCCGCACTCCTGTCCGAGATGGCGGCGCGGCAATCGGCGCGGCTTGCCGAAGCATGGGCGAACCGGGTGGACGGCCTGCCCATCGAGACACCCGAGGAAGCGCTCATTCTCGCGTCGATCATCGAAAAGGAGACCGGCGTTCCGGACGAGCGGCGGACGGTGGCGAGCGTGTTCGTCAACCGGCTGAACCGCGGGATGCGGCTGCAGACCGACCCGACGGTGATCTACGGCGTGACCGAAGGGCGCGCACCCCTCGGGCGCGGCCTCAGGCAAAGCGAGTTGAGGGCAGAGACGCCGTGGAACACCTACGTGATCGACGGCTTGCCGCCGACGCCGATCGCGAACCCGGGGCTTGCGAGCATCGAGGCCGCGCTGGACCCTGAGGAGACGGACCTGATCTATTTCGTCGCCGACGGCACCGGCGGGCATGCGTTCGCGCGGACGCTCGACGAGCATAACGCCAATGTCGCAAGGTGGCGCGAGATCGAGGCGTCGCGGGAAGATCAATGATCTGTTAACCATGGCGCGCGGTCGGCAGACACAACCTGGAAGATAGCTCTTGACTCCACGAACGCTCTAGAGTAGAAACCAAACACGATGGATGAATTGGGCAAGCGGCCCGGGGTCTGACCCCGAGGCCGCTTTTTCGTGCCCGCTGGCCAACTGGAAAGGCGGGTTCCGACCGATCATGGATGCGATCAACTCCCCGACACCGGAGCAGGATGCAGAAGAGGCGCTTCGACATTCGATAAAGTCGCTGAAGCTCGCACTCAACTCCTTCGAGGTTCTGGTCGACCGGATCGGGGCGCTCGACGAGACACTCAAGGACTCGGAGGTCAGTAGACCGATCGTCCGGCTGAAAGAGGCGTTTCACACCCTCAACCGCGAAAGGCACCGCTTTGAAGCAGAAGTCAACGGCAGGTCCGGCCCCTTCATTTGCGAGCCCATCGATTTCGAGGGCGCACGGGACGAGGTCGGGCGCCTCCTGGATCATCTCCGAGCCGCCAGCGACACAGGCGGCGTTTCTGGAGAATCTCGGACCTAACGCCCTGTGTGCCCTGCCGTATCTTTTCGAGTTCTGGGCGCACGATCACCAACTCGCTCCCGAAGGCAACTGGCGGACGTGGGTGATCCTCGGCGGACGCGGGGCCGGCAAGACGCGGGCGGGTGCGGAATGGGTGAGGGCCGAGGTCGAGGGCGCGGGTCCTCTGGACAGCGGTCGATGCCGGCGGGTGGCGCTCGTCGGCGAGACCCTCGAACAGGTGCGCAACGTGATGGTCTTCGGGGACAGCGGGATTCTCGCGTGCTCCCCGCCGGACCGGCGACCCGAATGGGAAGAGACGCGGCGGCGGCTCGTCTGGCCTAACGGGGCGGAGGCGACGGCCTATTCGGCCCATGACCCCGAACGGCTCAGGGGGCCGCAATTCGATGCCGCCTGGTGCGACGAACTCGGCAAGTGGCGGAATGCGGAAGAGACCTGGGACATGCTGCAATTCGCGCTGCGGCTCGGGGAGCGGCCGCGCCAGGTCGTGACCACCACGCCGCGGAAACTCGACGTGCTCGAGGCGATCCTCGGCAACGCCACGACCGTGATGACACGAGCGAAGACGGAAGCGAACAAGGCCCATCTGGCGGCCTCGTTCCTCGAGGCGGTGCGTGAAAGGTACGATGGCACGCGGCTCGGGCGACAGGAGCTCGACGGCGAGTTCCTCGCCGATCTCGAAGGTGCGCTCTGGACGGGCGCGATGCTGGACGGAGCCCTCAAGGCGCGGGAGGTTCGACCTTCGCGGATCGTGGTCGCGGTGGACCCGCCGGTCACCGGCCACGGAACCTCGGATTCCTGCGGGATCGTGGTTGCGGGGGCCGTGACGGAGGGGCCGCCTTCCGCCTGGACGGCGCGGGTGATCGCGGACGAGACGGTGCATCGGGCAAGCCCCCTCGTCTGGGCGCGCGCGGCGGTTGAGGCCTACCATACCCACGGTGCGGACCGGATCGTGGCGGAAGTGAACCAGGGTGGAGACCTCGTCGAACAGATGATCCGCCAGGTGGATCCGCTGGTGCCGTTCCGGGCGGTGCGGGCATCGAAGGGCAAGGTCGCGCGGGCCGAGCCTGTCGCCGGGCTCTACGAACAGGGCCGCGTGTCACATGCGCCGGGGCTCGGCATGCTCGAGGCGGAGATGGGGCAGATGACGGGCCAAGGCTACAGGGGTCAGGGAAGCCCCGACCGGGTGGATGCGCTCGTCTGGGCGCTGCACGACCTGATGATCGAACCGGCGAAGAGCTGGCGCACGCCGCAGGTGCGCACGCTGGGCTGACCGACAATCTGAACGGCCTGAAGCGGGCAACCGGGGGTGCGAGCCGCCGGATGAAGGAGTTATGACATGTTCGACTTTCTGAAGCGGAATGCCGAACCGCAGGAGGTGAAGGCTTCCGCGGCGGGGCGGGTGATGGCCTGGGGCTCGGTGGGTCGGGTGGCCTGGTCGGCGCGGGACATCCCGTCGCTGACGCGGGCGGGTTTCCAGAGCAACCCCGTCGGCTTCCGGTCGGTGAAGCTGATCGCGGAAGCGGCGGCGGCGCTGCCGCTCGTGCTGCAGGATGCCGAACGGCGGTTCGCGGAACATCCCAGGCTGGCGCTTCTGGGGAAGCCCAATGCCGCGCAGGGGCGGGCGGAGATGTTCGAGGCCGTCTATGCCCAGCTTCTCCTCACGGGAAACGCCTATGTCGAGGCGGTGGGCGACGGCGGTCTGCCGATCGAGCTGCACGTGCTGAGGTCGGACCGGATGAGCGTGGTGCCCGGGGGCGACGGCTGGCCGGTGGCTTTCGAGTATTCGGTGGGCGGAAAGACCCACCGTTTTCACGCCGGTGAACACGCCTCGCCGGTGTGCCACATCAAGAGTTTCCACCCGCAGGACGACCATTACGGGTTCTCGCCGATGCAGGCGGCGGCGGCGGCGGTGGATGTGCACAATTCGGCCTCCAGCTGGTCGAAGGCACTTCTCGACAATGCCGCAAGGCCCTCGGGTGCGATCGTCTACCGCGGGGCGGACGGGCAGGGCGCGCTGACGAACGAGCAGTATGACCGGCTGCAGATGGAAATGGAGGCGCACCACCAGGGCGCGCGGAACGCGGGCCGTCCGATGCTGCTCGAGGGCGGGCTCGACTGGAAGCCGATGGGCTTTTCCCCCTCGGACATGGAGTTCCAGAAGACGAAGGAGGCCGCGGCGCGCGAGATCGCTCTGGCCTACGGCGTGCCGCCGATGCTCCTCGGGATTCCGGGGGACGCGACCTATGCCAACTACGCCGAGGCGAACCGGGCCTTCTATCGCCTGACCGTCGTGCCGCTGGTCGCACGGGTGGCGGCGAAGCTCTCGGCCTGGCTTTCGGAGTTCGATGGCGACGCCGCCGTGCTCGGTCCGGATCTCGACCAGGTGCCGGCTCTGGCGGTCGAGCGGGACGCGCAGTGGAAACGGGTCGCTGGGGCGGACTTTCTCACACAGGCCGAGAAACGGGCGCTTCTGGGCCTGCCGGCCCTTGCCGAAGACAACGACTAGGAGCGGACATGGGCTATCAGGATTTGGGACTGGAGACGAAGTTCTGCGCAGTGGAGGCGGAGCTGTGCCTTCAGGGCGGGACGACGATCGAGGGTTATGCCTCGCTCTTCGGGGCGAAGGATACCGGCGGTGACATCGTGGCCCCCGGCGCCTACGGGGTGTCGCTGAAGAAGCTGGCCGCCGAACGGCGCCGGGTGAAGATGCTCTGGCAGCATGACCCGACCGAGCCCATCGGGGTCTGGGACGAGGTGCGCGAGGACGAGCGTGGCCTCTACGTCAAGGGGCGTCTGCTGACGGATGTGTCCCGGGCCCGGGAGGCGGCCTCGCTGATCGAGGCGGGGGCCATCGACGGTCTGTCGATCGGATACCGGACGGTGAGGGCCGAACGGGATGGCAAGGGCCGCAGGCTCTTGTCGGAGCTGGAGCTCTGGGAGGTCTCGCTCGTGACTTTCCCGATGCTCCCCGAAGCGCGGGTGGGTGCGAAGGGGGAAGCCCCGGACGAGGCCCTGATGCGTGATCTGGCGGGGGCCATCGAAGGTGCCCGCCGCATGCTGGCCCGCGACTGAGCCAGCCCAACACCAACCGATGGAAAGCCAATGAGCCAAACCGAGAGCAAGTCTCGGGCCGGGGGTGATGTGCCCGGCTCCGAGAGCGCGGCCAGCGAGGTCAAGACCGCCCTGGCCGGCTTCATTTCTGACATCAACGACCGTTTGGAAAAACAGGAAGAGCGCATGACCATGCTGGACCGGAAATCACAAGTCACGCGCCGTCCGGCGCTGTCTGCGGCTGCTTCGGAAGACGCCCCGCACCAAAAGGCCTTCGAGGCCTACGTCCGTTCAGGCGACGACGACGCGCTGCGCGGCCTGGCGCTCGAAGGCAAGGCGATGTCGACCGCCGTCGCGGCGGACGGCGGTTATCTCGTCGATCCGCAGACCGCCGAGACCGTGAAGTCGGTTCTTTCCTCGACCGCGTCGATCCGGCGTATCGCCAATGTCGTGAATGTCGAGGCGACCGCCTATGACGTGCTCGTCGACCACGGCGAACTCGAAACCGGCTGGGCTGACGAGACCTCCGCCTCGACGGAGACGGGCACCGGCCAGCTCGAGCGGATCACCATTCCGCTGCACGAGCTTTCGGCGCTTCCGAAGGTCTCGCAGCGGCTGCTCGACGACAGCGCCTTCGAGGTCGAGGGCTGGCTGGCGGGCCGGATCGCAGACAAGTTCGCGCGGGCGGAGGCGGCGGCCTTCGTCAACGGCAACGGGGTCAACAAGCCTACCGGGTTTCTGACGAAAACACTTGTCGCAGAGGCCGGCTGGTCGTGGGGCAACATCGGCTATGTGGCGACCGGCGCGGTCGGTGCGTTCGCCGAAGGGCTCGAAGGGGATGCGATCATCGACCTCGTCTACGCGCTCGGGGCGGAGTACCGCGCCAACGCGACCTTCGTGATGAACTCGAAGACCGCAGGCGCCGTTCGCAAGATCAAGGATGCCGACGGACGCTTCCTGTGGTCGGACGGGTTGGCAGCGGGCGAGCCTGCGCGGCTTGTGGGATATCCGGTGCTGATCGCCGAGGACATGCCGGATATCGAGAACGATGCCGCCGCGATCGCCTTCGGCGACTTCGCGGCGGGCTACACCGTCGCGGAGCGTCCGGACCTGCGCATCCTGCGCGATCCCTTCTCGGCCAAGCCCAACGTCCTGTTCTACGCGACCAAGCGCGTGGGCGGGGACGTGAGCGACTTCGCCGCGATCAAGGTGCTGCGCTTCTCGTTGTCCTAAGGTCCCCCCGGGGCCGATCCCGCCGGGTCGGCCCCGATCAGTTCTCATCCATTGACAGGAGGCGGCCCATGGTCCTTGTCGAGCTCTCACCGGTGCCCGATGCGGCATTGCCCCTCGCGGCTCTGCGCGACCATTTGCGGCTGTCGACGGGGTTTTCCGACAGCACGGCGGAAGATGCCTTTCTCGAAAGGTGCCTGCGTTCTGCGATGGCCTCGATCGAGGCACGGACAGGCAAGGCGCTGCTGAGTCGGCCCTACAGATGGTCGCTAACGGCGTGGCGCGATCTGGCGCGGCAGGCGCTGCCGGTCGCACCGGTCACCGCGATCACCGCCCTCAGGATCGTCGACGACGCCGGCACGACGACCGTGGCCGCCCCGGAAAGCTACCGGCTGCTGCCCGACGCCCACCGGCCGCAATTGCGTGCCCGCAGCCTCATCCTGCCGAGCATCCCCATCGGGGGGACCGCCGAGATCGATTTCACGGCCGGGTACGGTGAGGACTGGGCGCAGGTTCCGGCGAACATCGCGCAGGCCGTCGTTCATCTGGCGGCGTATCTCTATGAGCATCGTCTCGATCTCAATGCGCCGCCGGTCTCGCTCCCGGCGACGGTGACATCGCTGATCGAGCCCTATCGCGTCATGCGGCTCTTCGGGCGGTCGTGATGGCGATGCCGTTGCTCAATCGCCGGTTCGTTCTCGAGGCGAAGGATAGCCAGCCGGACGGACAGGGCGGATTCGATCTGACGTGGACGTCGCTCGGCACGCTCTGGGGCGAGCTTCGCGGCATGACCGGGCAGGACCGGGACCGCGAGGGGGCGGCGCTTGCGCTCGCGAGCTACCGCGTCACCCTGCGCTCGGCCGCGCCCGGTTCGCAGCAGCGACCCGAAGCGGGCCAGCGATTACGGGACGGTTCGCGGATCTTCGAGATCCTGGCGGTGGTCGATCGCGATGTCGCGGGACGCTGGCTGACCTGTTTCTGCCGCGAGGAGGCCGTGCGATGACCTATGCGGTGAGTTCGGCTCTGCAGGCAGCGGTCTATCAGCGTCTGCAGACCGATACCGATCTTCTCGGGCTCGTGGGCCCGTCGGTCTACGATGTCCTGCCCCAAGGGCCATTGCCCGCGCTCTACGTCGTTCTCGGGCAGGAGGACGCCCGCGACCTTTCCTCGGCGACCCACCACGGGGCGGTGCATCGCTTCACCGTGACGGTCGTCGCCGATACCGGCGGGTTCAAGCAGGCGAAGGATGTGGCCGCCGCGGTGTCGGACGCGCTGGTGGACGCGCCGTTGGCGCTGGCGCGCGGCAATCTGGTTTCGCTTCGGTTTCTGCGGGCGCAGGCGCGTCGGAGCCGGGCCGGGGCTGCCCGGCGCATCGATCTCACTTTTCAGGCGATCGTCGAGGACGATTGAGCCCCAAACCCGGGAGTAAACGGATATGGCTGCGCAGAATGGCAAGGACCTTCTGATCAAGATCGACCTCACGGGGGCCGGTCAGTTCGAAACGGTGGCAGGGCTCAGGGCCACGCGGATCAGCTTCAACGCCGAGAGCGTCGACGTGACGAGCCTCGAAAGCCAGGGCGGCTGGCGCGAGTTGCTGGCGGGCGCGGGCGTCAAGGCGGCGTCGATCTCGGGGTCGGGGATCTTCAAGGACGACGCGACCGACGAGCGGGCGCGGCAGATCTTCTTCGACGGCGAAACACCGCAATTCCAGTTGATCATCCCCGATTTCGGGATCGTCGAGGGGCCGTTCCAGGTCACCGCGATCGAGTACGCGGGCTCCCACAATGGCGAGGCGACCTATGAGCTGTCGCTGGCCTCGGCGGGCGCGCTCGGCTTCACGGCGCTGTGATGGCCAACCCCTGGTCCGGCGAAGTGGAGATCGTGCTCGACGGGGAGCGGCATGTGATGCGCCTCACCCTGGGGGCGCTCGCCGAGCTCGAAACGGAGCTTGGGGAGACGTCTCTCGTGGATCTCATAGCGCGGTTCGAGGGCGGCGCGGTATCGAGCGGCGACGTCTTGCGGCTGATCGTGGCGGGCCTGCGGGGCGGAGGCTGGCGCGGACGTATGGGCGACTTGCTTTCGGTGGAGATCGGGGGCGGGCCGCTCGAAGCCGCGCGGCTCGCCGGTGAGCTTCTGGTGCGGTCTTTCGGCAGGCCCGCGGCGTGATGCGGTTCGACTGGCCGCTGCTTCTCGAAGCGGGCGTGCGCGGTGCCGGGCTCAAGCCGACGGAATTCTGGGCGCTGACACCGGCGGAACTGGTGCTGATCCTCGGACAGGGGGGCGGCGCGAGGCCGATGGCGCGCGATGCACTTGCCGCCCTCGAGGCGGCCTTCCCTGACAACCAGGAGTGACGGGTATGGACGAGATCGACGGGGTGGACGCCCTCGACGACCAGATCGCGGCGTTGGAGACGACGCTCGGCGGGGCGGGCCAGATGGCCGCGGCCTTCGATCAGGAACTCAAGCGGATGCAGGCGACGGTGGCCGATACCGGGCGGGACGTGGCCGTCTTGTCGAAGGGGATATCCCGGGGGCTGCGGCGCGCATTCGACGGTCTCATCTTCGACGGCAACTCCCTTTCGGATGCATTGCGGGACCTCGGACAGAGCATGGTGGATGCGGCCTACGCGGCGGCCATCAAGCCGGTGACGAACCAGCTCGGCGGCTTGATCGCCGACGGGATCGGCGGGCTCGTGTCGGGGTTCCTTCCCTTCAAGGACGGTGGCGCCTTCACGCAAGGTCGGGTGGTTCCGTTTGCGACCGGCGGGATCGTATCGGGCCCTGTCTCCTTTCCGATGCGCGGTGGGCGCGGGCTCATGGGCGAGGCCGGGCCGGAGGCGATCATGCCCCTGTCAAGGGGCGCGGACGGACGCCTCGGGGTGCGGATGGAGGGCGGTGGCCGACCGGTCAGCGTGGTGATGAACATCACGACGCCCGATGTGGACGGGTTCCGACGGTCGCAGAGCCAGATCGCAGCACAGCTCAACCGGGCATTGACCCGCGGCGAGCGAAACCGGTGAGGAGATCGGCATGAGTTTTCATGAGGTCCGTTTTCCGGCCAACCTGAGTTTCGGGTCGGTCGGCGGCCCCGAGCGGAGGACCGATGTCGTCACGCTCGCCAACGGATACGAAGAGCGCAACACGCCCTGGTCGCATTCGCGGCGACGCTACGATGCAGGCCTCGGCATGCGCTCGCTCGAGGATGTCGAGACCCTGATTGCGTTCTTCGAGGCCCGGCGAGGGCGGCTGTTCGGCTTTCGTTGGAAGGACTGGGCGGACTACAAGTCGGCTCCGGCAAGCGTTGCCCCCGATTTCGAGGATCAACTGATCGGGACTGGCGACGGGTCCACCACGACATTCCAGATCGTGAAGACCTATTGGTCCGGCGCGCAGAGCTACGTGCGCCCCGTGTCAAAGCCAGTGCTCGGCACGGTCTCCGTGGGACTCCAGGGGGATCGCCAGACCGAGACAATCAACTACGAGGTCGACACCACGACGGGCCGGATCGCGTTCGCCGCACCGCCGGACCAGGGCGTCCGGATCACCGCGGGGTTCGAGTTCGATGTCCCGGTGCGGTTCGACACCGATGCGATCCAGACCTCGGTTGCGAGCTTCCGGGCGGGCGACGTTCCGAACGTGCCGGTGCTCGAGGTGCGGGTCTGATGGCCGTCCCAGCGGAACTTCAAGCCCATTTGAGCACCGGGACGACCACGCTCTGCCGGTGCTGGGGCGTCACCCGGTCGGATGGGGTGAAGCTCGGGTTCACCGACCACGATGTCGATCTTTCGTTCGACGGTTTCGTGTTCCGCGCGGGAACGGGACTTACGGCCTCCGCCCTCGAGCAGTCGAGCGGGTTGTCGGTCAACAACGCGGAGGCCGTGGGGGCGTTGTCCTCGGCGGCGGTGACGGAGGCCGATCTCATGGCGGGTCGCTTCGACGGGGCCGAGGTTCTCGTGTGGCTGGCGAACTGGGACACCCCTGCAGAGCGCGTATTGCTGTTTCGCGGGACGATGGGAGAAATCTCGCGCGGGAGCGGCGCCTTTTCGGCCGAATTGAGAGGGCTGTCCGAAGCGCTCAACCAGCCGAATGGACGCGTCTATCAGACGCGGTGCGGGACGATCCTGGGCTCGGCGCGTTGCGGGGTCGACACCTCCGACTTCGGATACTCCTTCGAGGTGGACGTGTCGGAGGCGGTGGGCGGCAAGGTCTTCCGGATCCCCGTCGGCGATTTCGCCCCGCGCTGGTTCGAGCGCGGGCGGTTCGAAGTGATCGATGGCGCAGGGCGCGGCCTTGTCGGGATCGTCAAGAACGACCGGATCGACGGAAGCGAACGGGTGATCGAATTGTGGGAAGGGCTCCGGGCACCGACAGCCGCGGGCGACCGGGTTCGGGTGGAGGCGGGCTGCGACAAACGCAGCGAAACCTGCCGGGACAAGTTTCAGAACCTGGTAAACTTCCAGGGGTTCCCTGCGATCCCGGGGGAAGACTGGCTGATGGCCTATCCAGCGGCGTCCGACCGCAACGACGGGGGGTCGCTGAAGTGACCGGTCCATCGCGCGCGAGGGTCGTCGCGGTTGCCCGGAACTGGATCGGCACGCCCTATCGACATCAGGCCTCGGTTCGCGGGGCGGGCTGTGACTGCCTGGGTCTCCTTCGGGGGGTCTGGCGTGAGGTGATCGGGGCCGAACCGGAGGTGCTGCCGGCCTACACCGCCGGTTGGGGGGAAACATCGGGCGACGAGGTTCTCTTCGCCGCGGCCATGCGACACCTCAGACCCTCGAGCGGGACGCCACAGCCGGGGGACGTGTTGCTGTTCCGGATGCGGGAGCGGTCGATCGCGAAGCATCTCGGGATCGTCGGGGACCCGGCTACGGCTTTCATCCATGCCTATTCGCACCACGGTGTCGTGGAGAGTGCGCTCAGCGAACCCTGGCGTCGGCGGCTGGCGGCCGTGTTTGAATTTCCGTTCGAGAGGATCTGATGGCGACAATCGTACTGTCCGCGATAGGCGCGTCGATCGGCGGGTCGATCGGCGGTGGCATTCTTGGCCTTTCGGGCGCGGTGATCGGCCGGGCAGTGGGCGCGACGGTCGGCCGCGTGATCGATCAGAGCCTGTTGGGATCGGGATCGGGCGCCGTAGAGACCGGCAAGGTGGACCGGTTCAGGCTCACCGGCGCCAGCGAAGGTGCGCCGGTAGCGGAGGTCTGGGGCCGGCTTCGGGTCCGAGGCCAGGTGATCTGGGCATCGCGTTTCCTCGAGTCGAGCAGCACGACCAACACGGGCGGCAAGGGTAGCGGCGGAGGCGTGACCACCACGAGCTATTCCTACTCGGTGTCCCTGGCCGTCGCGCTCTGCGAGGGCGAAATCACGCGGGTGGGCCGGGTCTGGGCCGACGGCAAGGAACTGGCGCTCGACGATCTGGGGATGCGGATCTACCGGGGCACGGCCGACCAGCTGCCGGACCCCAAGATCGAGGCTGTCGAGGGCATCGGGAACGTGCCGGCGTACCGCGGTACGGCATATGTTGTGATAGAGGACCTCGAACTCGGACCGTTCGGGAACCGAGTGCCGCAACTGACATTCGAGGTGTTGCGCGGAGCCACACCGGGAGATCCGGGATCCGACCTCGGAACGGGAGTGCGCGCGGTCGCGCTGGTGCCGGGAACGGGCGAATACGGTCTCGCGACGACGCCGGTGCATTTCAATGCCGGGCCGGGCGTGAACCGGTCTGCAAATGTCAACAGTCCGAGCGGAACGACCGACTTCGCGGCATCGCTGGCAGCCCTTACGGAAGAAGCTCCGAACTGCCGGGCCGTTTCACTCGTGGTCTCGTGGTTCGGGGACACGCTCGACGTGTCTTCCTGCACGATAAGGCCGAAGGTCGAGCAGACCGCCCGGGACGGCGTCGGCATGCCCTGGGAGGTCTCCGGGGTGAGCCGGGCCGCGGCGGAAACGGTGCCCGAGCTCGACGGACGGCCCATCTATGGCGGAACGCCTGCGGACGCCTCCGTGCTCGAAGCCATCGCCGCGATGCGGGCGCGCGGGCAGGGGGTGATGTTCTATCCCTTCATCCTGATGGAGCAGATGGAGGGCAACGCACTTCCGAACCCCTACACCGGGGAGCCGGGACAGCCCGCCTTGCCGTGGCGGGGAAGGATCACCTCGTCGCTCGCGGCGGGCCGTCCGGGTTCGCCGGACAAGACGGCCAGCGCGGCGGACGAAGTGGCCACGTTCTTCGGATCAGCCACCGTCGGCGATTTCGCTGTTGCGGGCAGCACGATCCTCTATTCCGGCCCGCCGGAGTTCTCCTATCGCCGGTTCATCCTGCACTATGCGCATCTCTGCGCGCTTGCCGGTGGCGTCGAAGCGTTCTGCATCGGATCGGAAATGCCCGGGCTGACGCGCATCCGCTCCTCGGTGGTCGAGTTTCCGGCCGTCGAAGCGATGCGGCAGCTTGCATCGGATGTGCGTGGCATCCTCGGGCCGGACGTGAAGATCGGATACGCAGCGGACTGGTCGGAATACTTCGGATATCATCCGCAGGACGGGTCGGGCGATGTGTTCTTCCATCTCGATCCGCTCTGGGCCGACCCCGCGATCGACTTCGTAGGCATCGACAATTACATGCCCGTCTCGGATTGGCGCGATGGTGATGACCACGCCGATGCCGTCTGGGGGTCGATCTACAATCTCGAGTATCTGAAGGCGAACGTCGCGGGCGGCGAGGGCTTCGACTGGTACTACCATGCGCCCGAAGCCGAAGAGATCCAGCTCCGGACCCCGATCACCGACGGAGCTTACGGCGAGCCTTGGGTGTTTCGCTACAAGGACCTCGTCAGCTGGTGGACGAACACCCACCACGACCGACCCGGTGGCGCGCGCAACGAGGCGCCGACGGCGTGGGTGCCCGGCTCGAAGCCGATCTGGTTCACGGAGATCGGATGTGCGGCCATCGACAAGGGTACGAACCAGCCCAACAAGTTCCTCGATCCCAAATCGTCCGAAAGCGCGTTGCCGAAGTATTCGAGCGGAGCGCGAGACGATCTTCTGCAAATGCAATTCCTGCGTGCGGTTTTCGAATACTTTAACGACCCCGCAAACAACCCGGTCTCGCCGCTGAACGGCCTGTCGATGGTCGATCCCGCCCGGCTGTACATCTGGGCCTGGGACGCCCGGCCCTATCCGTTCTTTCCCGGAAACAGGGACCTCTGGTCGGACGGAGACAACTACGGCCGCGGTCACTGGCTGAACGGGCGAGTGGGTGCCCGGGCGCTTTCGGCGGTGATTGCCGATGTCTGCCGCAAGGCTGGGGTCGAGGACATCGATACCTCCCGGGTCTACGGCGCTCTGAAGGGCTACGGGGCCGCAAACGGCGAAACTGCGCGCGCCGTCCTCCAGCCGCTGATGCTGGCCTACGGCTTTGATGCAGTCGAGCGAAACGGGCTTCTGTCTTTCGAGACCCGCACCGGCAAGCCCGTTGGCGTGATCGGTGAGGACGGGATCGTTCTGGGGGAGCGGGATGCCCCGACCGTGAGCCTTGTCCGTGCTCCTGAAGCGGAGGTGAACGGCCGGGTTCGACTCACTTTCGTCGAAGCCGATGGAGACTACGAGACCCGCGGTGCCGAGGCGGTTTTCCCCGACGAGGCCACGACGGGCATTGCGCAGTCTGAAATGCCGCTGGTCCTCACGGGAGCAGAGGCACAGAAGTTCGTCGAGCGCTGGCTCGCCGAGGCGCGGATCGCACGCGACCGCGCGGAACTGTCCTTGCCGCCGTCTGGTTTCGGCTTCGGAGCGGGCGATGTGATCGAAATCGATCACGACGGGGTGACCCAGAGCTGGCGGATCGACCGGGTGGACCAGGGCGCGTACCTCAGGATCGAGGCTGTGCGCGTCGAGCGTGAAACCTATATCGCTTTAGATGCCGTCGAGGTTGACGTCGCACCGCGAGTATTCATGCCGGCGTTGCCGGTCGAGCCGGTCCTGCTGGATCTGCCTCTCCTGTCGGGCGACGAGGTGCCCCATGCGCCCCATGTCGCCGCCGCCGCCAAGCCCTGGCCCGGTGAGGTGGCGGTGTACCGCTCCGCCGCGGGCAGCGATTTTACCCTTGATACGGTTCTCGATGCGTCTGCAACGATAGGTTTGTCCGAGAACGACCTCGGGCCCGCGCGCGCGGGTACGTTCGACCGCGGCCCGGCCCTTCGGGTGCGCTTCGCCGATGCGGGCTTGTCTTCGGTCGGCAATGAGATGCTTTTCGCGGGAGTGAACCGGGCGGCGATCGCCGCGGCCGGGAGCGACGATTGGGAGGTATTCCAGTTCGCGGAGGCCCAACCGGTGGCGCCCGATCTTTGGGACCTGTCTCTGCGCCTTCGCGGGCAGGCGGGCACCGATCACCTCGCCGAAGCAGTCTGTCCGGCGGGCGCGCGCGTGGTGTTGCTGAACCGGGCCCTTGCGCAGAGCACTCTGCCGTCGAACCTCCGAAGCCTCAGCCAGACCTGGCGGATTGGACCGGCCCGCCGGTCTGTTTCGGACGGGGCGTATGTCGAGGTGGAGCGCGCTTTCGAAGGTGTCGGGCTGAGGCCCTACCGGCCAGCGCATCTGAGGGCGCGGCCCGACGGGAAAGGTGGCCACGAGATCACGTGGGTGCGGCGGACCCGTGTCGACGGCGACCCATGGACGGGGCTCGATGTTCCGCTCGGAGAGGCTGTAGAGCTCTACGTCCTGCGGATCCTGTCGACAGAGACCATTCTGAGAGAAGTCACACTCGCCGAACCCCGGTTCGTCTATGCCGCCGACCTGAAGGCCGCCGACGCCGCGCCAGTGCATTTCAACATCGATGTCGCCCAGGTGTCCGACCGGTTCGGGCCGGGCCCGTTCAGAAGGATCACCGCACATGACTGA